CAATCAACCGCTTTTCAGAGTGGTTTTTACATAGCGATACTACAAAGCCACCACACAATGGATAGTGATTTAACCATAAGACTGGGATAAACACTGTTAAGATGGGTGATAGCGAAAGCTTCTTGTGCGAGAGCACTTTAAACATGACATGATACCTAACCACTATCCTATAAATACCTTTTAGAGTTCATTGTATATATCACCCATTAATGTCTTTAGTCGTACTATTGTTTAAAGGAAATTTATGGCATGCATCAAAGTTTTAAAGCGAACAATCGCAAGAACCAAGCGACAAATTAAGAAGCAAGAGGGAAAGCTGATCTACTCAAAAGAGCTCAAGCAAAAGATTGACGCCAAGCGTGAGCTGGAAAGGCTAGAGAGTAAACTGATTAGGGTTGAGCAATCGCTGATTATGGAGATTGCCAAACAAGAGAGTAAGGATTAACCATGTACAAACTAGCAAGATACCAATTCGCATGGCAGTACATTAGAAGGTTCGAGCATGGTACAAAGTTTTACGCCAAAGGTAGAAACGACAAGTACCACATCATCAAGAGTCTAGTTCCTTTGATGAAAGCTGTTAAAAGCGGCAATGTGTACAGATACGTAAAATAGCTCACTTCGGTGGGCTTTTTTATTTCTTGCCAGTTAACATGTATAATTAGCAAAACAAAGGAGTCACTATGCCGATAAATATCATTGTGGAAACAGGTGAAATCGTCCCGAATGCAAATAGTTTCGTTTCACTTGCTGACGCTCGCACTAAATCAGAGGCGCTAGGTTTGGTTATCTCTACCGATGACGAAACCGCTAACGCACAACTAACTCAAGGCTACTACCAGTTAAAGCGCTCATATCAAAACCGCCTTAAGGGTAACTTGGTATCTAAAGAGCAAACAGGCGTAATGCCTCGCTATAACCTATATGCGAATGACTTTTACATTGAATCAAATGAAATTCCTGAAGACTTCATCAATGCACAGCTTGCTTATGCTGACTCAATCAATAAAGGTAACAGCGTAAACAACACTGCAAAGACTCAGGAAGTATCTAGCGAGTCACTTGATGGAGTTGGCTCAAAAACTTACAAAGACGGCTCCAGCTCACGCACAACGCCTTTAGTCCCTGCTGTTACGCAATGGCTACAGCCTTACATGAAATCAAACGGCCTTAATCGTGATGATTACTTCTATGACGGTAAAGGCACTGGTTGCTATGGTGGTCGCTATGTCAGCTAAAGATTGGATTGATTTTGCGGATGGTCTAGTTACCGGCTTTGGTGTTGAGTTTGGTGAGGGTGAGAATAACCCTCCCGTATATCACGTCAAAGAAACCACATCAGGCGGTACAAGCCCTATTGACCCGCCGGTTGTAACTAAAGAAGAGTTTGAGATTAACGCAGTGTTTACGACTATCTCACGCTCTCTAATCGACGGAACTTTAGTTAAGCAAGGTGACGCTGGTTTGACTGTTGCAAACTACCCTACACAAATTGAGCAGGGTGAAACAGTAAAGCGAGATGGTAAAGAGTATGTGGTTATCACTAAAGACCCCGTTAACCCGTACGGTACATCTATCGTGCAAAAGTTGATTGTGAGGTTGAGATAATGCCACTGATTGGGTTGGATAAGGTTGAGAAGGCTATTGGTGATTTGGTTGTTGAGCAAAACAATCGAGTTAAAGCAATATACATTCAAGGGTTGAGCGCAATCATAACACAAACCCCTGTAAGCTTTAAAGATGGCGGTAGATTGAGGAATAATTGGTTCTTAACCACCGACAAGCCAAGCCAATCCACTCGCGGTGTAAACCTAAGGGGTAATGGATCTTATTCATCACTAAACAAGATGCCCGAGTTCGTTTTAGACAAAACCATTTACTTCACCAACAACATGCCTTATGCGACAACCGTAGAGTATGGGCTTTATCCAAAAAATCCATCAAAAGGCTCTTACATCGGCAATGGCCAGTATCAAATACTTTCTCAAAATGGATACTCTAAACAGGCTCCAAATGGGATGGTTAGAGCAAACTTAGTAAGAATGAGAGCTAAATTATGAGCGATAAAGACTTAAATATGTCTGACGCATTTGTTTCTAGATTGATGGGATCAACAATCAGGCATATTGATAACACCACTGATATTGCATGGCCCAACAGTGACTTTGACCCTTCAGGCAAAAGCGCTTGGCTTGAGTACACTTTTGTTTCTGCTGATACTAGCACCGACTCAAAAGACTCAACCGGTATTGTTGATTCTGGGTTTGCTCAGATAACGATATTTACCGAACTTAATGGTAGCGAGTCAGGTTCAAGCAAGAGGTATGACAGGGATTTGCTAGAGATTCGTGGCGACTTGAAAGAGATATTCAAACCAAACACGATGATGGAGTATAACGGGACTAAGGTTTTTATTGACGACCTATCACCAACTCCTGCAATACCTTCTGAATCTTGGTATCAATCAGTTTTAACCATCAACTTCTTTGCACCGTAGATTACTAGCTTTTACGTGATTATTGACAGTGCTATAATGCAACAGACATCAACCAACAATATAAGGGTACAACTATGTCGGGCGAGATTAATGGAGTATTGTGTACTGTAAAGTCAGGCACATACGCATCACCTACAGACATTCTAGGTCAAGGCACGATGAGCATCGAGCGACCAGAATCACCAATTTTAATTGACAACAAATCATCTGGAGAATGGCAACAGGTTCTTGATGGTGGTTTCACAACCAAGGCGCGAAACATCACAGTTGAATTCGATTACAACGATGACCCTGCATTTGCCGCGCTTCTAGCCGCTGCTGAGACTGGAACAGTAGGTCCATACGTTGTTGATATGGATCAATACTACTACGAAGGTAATTTTCAGCCATCAATTACAGCCGAAACCGCGAACAAGAATGAGATTGTTAAAATCACAGTACTGTTCACCTCTAACGGTGTAGTTACTCGAGCAATTCCAACACCTTAAGGATTTACGATGCACTTTTGGCTTTGTAATAACGAATACAGAGGCAAGCTAAACCCAGACGCGATCCGAGTTTTTCGCGATCGCACTGGTGGTAGCTGCTTAATCGGTAAGGCTCGTGAGGTTCGAATTGAATTCTCAAAATGTTGCGCAAGCAATGCGTCAAATGAAGAGGTCAGCTTTAGATTATCTAAGGTTATGGGCTTTATTGATATTGCTTACATGATACATTCACTTGTGATTCAAGAATCGCCACGCGTGACCATTGAAGAGATTCAAGATGGTATGATTCACGTTGGAGACTTACCAATTATTGATGTAAATCAAGATAAAGCACAAGGTTACATTCACTTGCTTATTGAGCTATCAAACCTTATTAGCAAGGAATTCGACTCACTACGCTCTGAAAAAAAGCATTAAGCCGTTTTCTTGCTTACTTTCATGAGCCTGGTGAATCAAGTGAATATGATGTTTACGGCTTATTAAAACCTGCAATAGAAAGATTCCACATCGCACCAAGCGAATACTGGAAGATGAGCATTACAGAGCTTTATAAGCTTTTTGAGATTGAAATAGATATCTCTCAGGACGCATCATTAATGGTCAATGAAAAGCGCAAGCTAAACGGCATGAATAGAAGCGACTTGAGGAATATATTGTGACAACTGAGAATTTAGTCGTAAAATTGCAGGGCGATACCGCCGACTTAGACAAAAAGCTATCAAGTACTGATAAGTCTTTGAATCAGGTGAGCAATTCAACAAGCGCTGTTGATGCAAGCCTAAAAACAATGTCAGACACCAGTAGAGCAGCTGTATCTTCAATTTCTGCGCTTACTGACAAAAGCAAGTCGCTAAATACGACTATCACAAAGCTTAATTCAAAGCTTTTAGACTCAAGAGAAGCTACGAAGAAGGCTGCTGAATCCGTTGATAAACTAAGTAAAGAGTTAGATCAAGCCAAGGAGTCTGGCTCCGCTACCGCTGAAGAAATTGAATCGCTTGAGAAATCATTATCAGATGCTAGATCTGAGCTTTTATCAAACAGAAAAGCTACTAATGATTTAAGCGGTGAACTTAGAGAGGCAAAATCTGATTACTCAGCACTACAAACGGAAATCAAAGCAACCACCAAAGACCTTGGAAAGCTAAATGATGAATCAAAATCCTCATCAATAAGCACATCTGATATCGGTAAGGCTGCAAAAACTGCCGGCGGTGCGGTTCTTAAGCTATCCAAGGCCGCTATTGCGGTAGGTACAGCGTTAACAACCATGATTACCCTTACCGCAAAGGGTGAGCAAGAGCTACAAGCGTTAAGTCGTCAAGCCAAGTTAACCACTGGTGAGTTTGAAGCTTTAGCATTCGCAACTAAGCAGTACGGAATCAACGCTGAGCAAATCGCGGATATCTCAAAAGACATTAGCGACAAGCTAGGTGAGTTTGCCGCAACTGGTTCAGGCGCATTCCAAGACTTTGCAGATGTGACGGGCAAAACCACAGAGGAAGCGCAAGCATTAGCGGCTGAGTGGCAAAACCTATCATCACAGCAAGTTATCCAAGAGATTGCGAATCAACTAGAAGAGGCTGGAGCGAGCGCAAATGAGACAACGTTTGTGTTTGAGTCTTTAGGCAATGACCTATCCAAGCTAACGCCTCTATTTGCTGATAACGGCAAAGAACTGCAAACCCTAACCGATAGATACAACGACGTTAATGCTGCACTATCAATCACACAGGCTGAAGCTGAAGGGCTGCAAGAGGCTGCTACGTCATTTGACCTTCTTACTGAAACTCTTGGTAACAGCGCGAAGCTAATCTCTTCACAACTTGCGCCGGCGCTAAATGAGTTCTTCAATGGTGTTATCGATGTTGTACCAGAAGCCACACAGGTTATCGTTGATTTCATTAACACATTCCGCGACGCTGAAAATATTGAGAATATCGACTCTCTTAATAGGCTTATCGATGAGCAGCAAGTAAGTATTGACGAGCTAACAAGAAAGCGTGACGAGTATGTAGGAAAATCTAACGGCTACATCAGCGCTGAACAGGATGAGGTTGCAACAAAAGCAAGAATCAACGCAGAGCTCCAGGAAGAGATTCAACGCCAAGATGAGCTTATCAAGAAGCGTGATGAGGCATTAGAGCAGCAAAACAAAATTGCAGATGCTGCGAAAGGTCAAGGTGGCGCAATATCTAGCACGCTAGGTGCGGGCTCAACGGATTCAAGTTCAAATGATCAACTTCAGGCCCTACTAGATAGATTCAAATCTGAAGAAGAATTACTGCTTGAAAAGTACGAGAAAGAGCGCGAAATAGCAGCCGGCAACAATGAGCTTTTACTTCAACTTGAACAAGAGTATTTAGAAAATAGAAAGCTACTCCGAGATGAAGCGGACGAGGAAGAGCGACAAAGGCTGCAAGACCAGAATGATTATTACGCTGAAATTCTAAATCAACAAGGTAAGATTGATAAAGAAAACTCAGATTCAATCGATAAGAACAACGATGCAAAGCGCAAGTCAGATGAGGCTTATGTTGATGCTGCTGTTAGTCTTGGTAATACTTTATTTGAGGATAACAAAGCTGTAAAAGCGGGCCTTGTTGTGGTTGATACCGCTGCCGGTATTTCAAAGGCATTTGCCGAGCTTCCTTATCCTGCTGCATTGGCTGCGTCTGCCTCTATCGCCGCTACCGGTGTTGCACAACTAGCTGCAATTCAAAGCGCATCTAAAGGCGGAGGCTCAACAACTGCCGCCGTACCAGCTGAGCAAGTTGATGAAACTCCACCAACCTTAGAGGCTCAAAACACAGACCTTAATAACTCAAACCAAACCATTACCATTAAGTTTGATGAATCAACAGAGCTAGGTGTTGCGCTAAACAACGCAATTAACCAAGCCAAACAAGACGGAGCCATATAATGATAATCAGCACATCTAATGTGGCTCCCTTAGCTACAGTTACAGAATTACCAGAATCAGCAACGCAGGATATTAACGTTATAACTGATGGTGATTACTCATCAGTTTATACAGCTACGCTAAGTGGTGAGTTGACAATTACCTTTACCTTTGCGACGCCTCAAGATATCAACTACATCGCGCTAGGTGGAACTAATATCTCACGAAAAGACAGAGTTACTATAAAATCAACAAACCCTGTTGAGCTTAGAGATTCGCTTGGTAATCAACTATTCGACTCATTGGGCAATCAGTTATTTGCACAAGCAGAAGGGACTATAGATGACTCAACGCTAGGGCTGTCTGAGTCTAGAGTTATGGTCTACAAAACAGACCTAGAAAGAACCACAGAGGTTGAGGTTAAGATATTTGGCCAAGGTGAGATTGTAATTGCTGAAATTGCAATGGGGTTAGCATATGAAGTTCCGCGGGGTGAGCAATCTGGGTACAACCGAGCGTGGGCCGTGCCAAATGTAAAAGCTAGATCAGCAACTGGGCTAGATGGCGCGCCTGTTAACTTTGTGTATGAGGCATCAACTCAAGTGTGCACTTTAACAGTGCCAAATAACATTATGTCTGATTATGATGC